CACGGGCGCCAATGCGACTGTGGGACATGGCTTGGGTGTTGCGCCGAAGATGGTCATTGTGAAGTGCCGCAATAATGCAGAAGATTGGGCGGTTTACCATGCGAATTTAACTTCTGCCGCCTATGTTGTCTTGTTGAATTCCACGGCAGGACAAGCAAACTCTCCAACAAACTTTAATAGCACGGCTCCCACATCGTCTGTCTTTTCTGTTGGGACGGCAGGCAACACAAACGGGAATACCCAAACTTATGTCGCCTACAGCTTTGCTGAGGTCGCAGGCTTTAGCAAGTTCGGCAGCTACACCGGCAACGGCAGCACTGATGGGCCGTTTATTTTCACAGGCTTTAGGCCCGCTTTTGTGATGTGTAAGCGCACAGACGGCGTCTCCAACTGGAACATGGCTGACAATCGCCGCCCCGCCTATAACGCAGCCGATGAAATGCTGCTAGCCAACAGCTCCAGCAGTGCGCTCACCAGCTACCCGGTTGATCTTCTGTCTAACGGCTTCAAGCTAAGAACGACTGAAGGAGGCTACAACGCCAGCGGCAGCTACATCTACGCGGCCTTCGCCGAGAACCCATTTAAAAATAGCTTGGCCCGATGATACGAACACGCAAACCCCGCATCAACCTGATTGGATTTGAGAACGACTATGTCGTTGTCGAATCTGTCGGTGCGCCGAACAAGTGGTTTGGTCGATGCAAGTCATGCGATGAACTGCATGAGCAGACGGGTCGTGAAATCAAGAACAGCCAGTCGCCAATGTCATGCAGAAACTACAAGCCATCAAACTGGTCTGGCTTAGAGAAGCAAGATAACAAGATCAGAAAGCAGTATGGCATTTCAATAAAGCAATTTTCCGACCTGCTTGCCGCACAAGGTGGTGGTTGCGCTATCTGCAAAAAGCCAATGGAAGCTATAAGGCGCAGGATGAACATCGATCACTGCCACGAAACGAATGAAGTCCGAGGCATCCTTTGCTCTGGCTGCAACACAGGTCTAGGCCATCTCGGAGACAATGTGGCTGGTCTGCAAAGAGCGATTGCCTACCTTCAAAAACCACCATTCAAGAACGCGCTGGCGCGTTAAATTTCAAGCACAACAACGCACTTTAAGGAGTAACCCATGTTCGCAGTTGTTCAAAACGGCGCAGTGCGCCAAGTCCTCCAGATGGATGTCCCCTTCAGCGTGGGTGACAAGCACTATTCCAGCAACTTCCTACGCACCTCTAGTGCCCAAGAGAAGCTGGAAGCTGGTGTTTGGGAGATCATTGAGGGCACTCGCCCCGATGACCGCTTCTACTGGGTCAGCGGCCCCAACTACCGCGTTGTTGAGGTCAGCAGCACTGTAGAGGCCAGCTACTCTGGCACCGCTAAAGAGCTGGAAGACCGCCAGGAATCGGATGAACAGGGCAACCCCCTGTACGTCAAGGTTCTGGGCACGATCAACGGCGAGCCTGCCATGGTGGACACCACCGAGCGTCTGGTCACCAAGGGCCTGAAGTCGCAGTGGATCTCCCAGGTCAAGCAGCAGGCAGGAAGCCTCCTGGCGGCAACTGACTGGATGGTTATCCGCAAGGTCGAGCGCAACGTGGACATCCCGGCATCGGTGGTCACCTTCCGTGCTGCCGTTGTGGCTGAGTGCTCCAGAATGGAAGCCCAGATCGCCGCTGCAACCAGCATTCAGGCGCTGACTGACGCCCTGGCTTCTGCTAACTGGCCCGCATGATGGACAAGCTCGCCTTGCCAACGCAACTGATCAACCAGATCCTTGGCTATCTGGGCGCCCGCCCGTACCAAGAGGTCTATCAGTTGATTGAGGCGATCCAGAAAGAAGCTCAGGCCAACGCTGAAAAGCAGGAGTGAGTCGTGGACTACCAAGTGTTGTTCAACATTACTGTTGGGCTTTCCGGCGTTCTAGGAGGCTGGATGCTGAACAACATCACTCGCTCCATCAATACGCTGGATCGTGATGTGAGGGAGATGCCCAAGGTCTACATCACAAAAGAGGACTACCACCGCGACATTGATGAGATCAAAGACATCTGCAAGCAGATTTTTGCCAAGCTCGACAACAAGGCTGACAAGTAATGGTGTAACCATGATTGACTGGCTAGTCTCTTTTGTTCTAGCCCTTTTGATAGTTGCGTTGGCAGTCTTGTTGGCCTACAACATACTGCCAATTTTTATATACCTAGTGAAATGATGGACCCGATCACCGCGTTTGCCACCGCACAGGCTGCAGTTGCTGGCATTCAAAAGGCCATCAAGCTGGGCAAGGACATCAACGGCCTCGTCGGTGAGTTTGGTAAGTTCTTTGATGCGCGTGACGTAGTCCAGAAGGCCGCCAATGATGCGGGGAAGTCGGGCAAGTCTGACACCGCACGGGCGATGGAGATCGTGATGCAGGCCAACGCTCTTCGGGAGGCCGAGGAGGCACTGAAACATCAGTTAGTCTACGGCGGATACCCCGAGTTGTGGGCCATGATGCTCACAGAGCGGATGAAGATCAAACAGGCGCGGGAGAAAGCCGAACGTATCGCTGCGGCTGAACGCAAGAGGGTGTCCGCTCAAAGGATGTTGATGGCGCAGATCATCGGTGGAGCGATCTGCATCGTCACCATCGGCGTCATCATCATCTTCATCGTCAAACAGGCTGTGTCGTGAGCGAAGAGAAGATCAATCACAACAGCCTGATCGACAAAGTCCTCAGTTATGTGGACTCGCCGTTCAAGCTGTTTGCCGTCCTCCTGATGGCGATCTTCGCGTTCGTGGGGTACTTTGTCTGGCAGAACCAAGCCTTTCTGATCGGGGCTTACAAAGAGCAGCAAAAGCTCCCCAGCATCGCTGAAGATCGGGTGGAGGATGCAGCAGCGCATCTATTTCGGAACACCGACGCTACAGTCGTAGCTATATTCAAGGTCAACCCCATGTTTGGCACCCGCGTCCTGCATCGGGCGTACACCAAGCAGGGGCGGGAGAAGGCGCATGAGGGGTTGGATGTGGGCCTTTTTACCTCCAACATTGCCAATAACAGGGACGTTGTGGCGCTGATGGCCGGCGAGATCCCGTGCAGTCACTACAAGACCGCGCAGTCTGAGATTGGGCTTTGGTACATGGAAAAAGGTATGACCTACGGGTGCCGGGTGGGGGTGCCTCCAGAACCGGGCAAGCTGGTCGGGCAGATCACTGTGGGCTGGAAAGAAGAACCGCCGGATGTGGATCAGTACCGCGTCCTCTTGCAGATCGCAGCAACCATGCTTTCAAGGAGTAAACAGTAATGGAATGGCTTAAACAAATCGCCCCCACTATCGCTACTGCGATGGGTGGACCCTTGATGGGTATGGCTGTCTCCGCAGTATCCAAAGCGATTGGAGTGGAGCCTGACAAGGTTCAGGACATCATCTCCAGCGGCAAGCTGACTTCCGAGCAGATCGCGCAGATCAAAATCGCTGAGATCGAGTTAAAGCGTCAAGAGAATGAGCTGGGCCTGAACTTTGAGTCGCTGGCCGTAGATGACCGCAAGTCCGCCCGTGAGATGCAAGCCACTACCCGCTCCATCGTCCCTCCGGCGCTGGCTGCAATTGTCACCGTCGGCTTCTTCGGCATCATGGTGATGATGCTGCTGGGTAAGGTGGACTCCAACAACCCAGCCATCCTGATGATGCTGGGCTCGCTTGGCACCGCATGGACCGGCATTATTGCGTATTATTTTGGTTCTAGCGCTGGCTCTCAGGCTAAAACTGATCTTCTTTCTAAATCACCTGCAATTAAATGATGAGCCTCGCCAACACCCTCGCCAAACTCAAGATCAGCGTTGACTGGGTCGAACCGCTGGAAGAAGTCTTTCATCGCTACGAGATCAACACCCCCGAGCGCCAAGCTGCGTTTATCGGGCAGTGTGCCCATGAGTCCATGAACTTCACCCGGCTGGAGGAGAACATGAACTACAGCGCCGAGGGTTTGATGAAAACGTGGCCCAGCCGCTTCCCGACGCTGGAGGCCGCAAAGCCCTACCACCGCAACCCCGAGAAGATTGCCAATAAGGTATACGCAGGGCGCATGGGCAACGGCCCGGAAGAAACTGGCGAAGGTTGGCTGTAC